GGTGACGGCCAATTACCCCACGCTCTCGGGCACGTTCAACGTGATCCCGGTGGTCGGCGGAATGCCCAATCTCTCCGGTCTGAACGTCACGCTCCAGTCACCGGTTCTCGTGTCCGGCGACCTCCAGGTGATGCAGTTCATGGATTACGTGCTTTCGAACGGCCTTCCCGTCTCTTGGACGAATTCGGCCGGAACCTGGGGCGGAGGCATGATCACAACCGCCTATCTCTACATTTACGCCGGCGGGATTAACTACATCGTCAAGCAGATCACGACGACCCTCTCGGCGGCCGGCCAGATCACCAGCGCCTCGGGCGTGCAGGCGATCTATTTCAATCTCTACGAGGCCGACACGGGTACGTTGACGCAGGTCGGACGATCGTACGCCTACGTCGTTATTCTCACGAATTCCTCGGGCTACAACGAGCCAGCTATTACGGGGGGAGTCGTCGTTTCGGCCAACCCCAACCCTAACCTGTAAGTTTGGACGGGCGGTTTTCCCCAGATAAAGTCTGGTAGGAGATTCTCGCATGAATTTGAACCAACCCTACGAAATCGGCCTGAACTACGTGAACCTCAACGGCGGCGGTCCGTTTGTGCTTGGCCCCGACCTGCACACGTGGCCTAAACGAAGCGGGCCGTCGGGAAACTACGGCGGAGGATTGGTGCAGACGGGGACCTCCGGAACGCAGTTTACGGCATCCTTGGCCAGCCTTTGGGGATGCATGACGTCCGCCTACAACACGAACATCATCGTGCCCACGGGAACGCAGGGACCTCCCGTCTTGAACGCCGGCATTCTCACTTGGGCGCCCGGCTCGGCCAACGCGGGGACCGTGCAGTATTTCACGTACACCGTCGCAACCCGGGTTTTCCTTCTTACCCCGAGTGGAAACACGCCGAATACTGGCGACATGTTCACGATAACCACGGTTTATGGGCAAGTCCGCTGGCGCCTGAAGCAAATGTCGATCGAGTACGTCTCGGGAACGCTGACGTCCTTCTCGATCACCGACACAAAGGCCAGCTCGCAGATCATGAGCGGTGGCGCAATGGCGGCGGGCGCTCCGCCGATCATCATGGGGCCGACGGACGCCAACAACGGGCTGTGCGAAACACTCAACTTCGGTTACGGGATGACCATGACCTTGTCGGGAACCACTCCGGTGATCAACGGCAGCGCGGCCGTTGAAGCATGTGGACCGCTTTGGGCATCCGGAGACAACCTCAACTAGGAGTCAACCTTTTCACGTGGGCCAGCGACCGAGTTCGCATGGCCTATTTCATTTTCAACGAAGGATATCGGGCGAATGGGATACGACGACGACCGCCGCGGGAATCTGCTTCTCGTGGTAAACGACCTTCTGGCCACCTGGCAGAAGTGGACCGCAAACCAGGATCTCAAGTACATCACGCTGACGTTCGAGACGGCCGTCGAAGACACGATCCTGGTGTTCAGCGAAGGAACGATCCCCGGCGATCTCCGCCGGCTGACCGCTTTGATCGGCGACCTGAAAAAGCACTGGGAGACTTGGAAAGTCCGCGCGGCCGGCAATCCCAACCGGTTCCAACACCCAGGGACCGACTTCTGGGCTGTCCTCGAGGCCATCACTCAGCACTTGGCCGACCTCAAGCGGCCGCCGCCGAAACGCCTCGAGGCCGTATCGAAGCTACGAGCATTGCCCGGCATGACCGACAATCAGATTTGCCGCACCTATGGTTGGTACGACTCAAACGGCAACCCCGAGCTGTGGAAGATCGACGAAGAAGAGGCGGACCCCGGCAAGCACTCCTACAAGTGCGAGGGCTGGCTGCCACCCCACGAGCGAGAGCGTCAGCGAATCGAGGCCGCCCAGGCCGCGGCCGTCGACCGGGCGAAGGAACAGCGGTTGGCCAAGATCAAGGCACTCACCCGGCCACCGGCGCCCGAGCCAATCGAGGACCTGCTCAAGCTGCCGGGAATATCTGGCAAGCAGATCTGCACGATGAAGCATCTCGACCGGGACGAGTTCGAGCACTATTGCCGCGAGAATCAGTTGCGACTGCCTTCCTGGGATTCCCCGGCGGCAAACCAGATCAGCGGGGTGTTCGACGTCAACCAGGACACGCCCGAGGTGAGGAGGGAAGAAACCAAGGCCGACGCCCTGAAGAATCCCAAGAAGCCCGAGGCGGAAAAGCCGCCGGCCGAAGAGGACGACACGCGACCAGCCTCGGTGATCCAGGGCATGAACAGGGACGAGGCCGACGACGACGAGAACGAGCCGGCGAGCGTCTTGCAGGGCCCCGACAAGCCGAGCGAAGATCCCTCGCCAGGACCGGAGCAAGTGGTGATGGAGGGTCAAATCAGCGTCGAGGCCCAGATCGTCATGCTCCACAAGGCGGGGGTCCGTGCGCTGGACATCGCGAACGATCTCGGCCGCACGGATGCAAGCATCGATCTCAGGAGGGTGAACAAGGTCCTCCGGCAGTTCGAGAAATCCCCGGCCTCCATTCCATTGCCGAGCGACGCGGTAGTGTGACATGACAAAGCCTGGTCCAAAAAAGGGCGTGAAAAGATCTGCCAAAAGCGTAGCCAAGCATCGGATGACCGCCAAGGAGAAGCGGAAGGGGATGCAGGCGGCCTTGCTTGCGGCGTTCGTTCATACGGGCACGATCACCGAGGCCGCGGCGATCGCCAAGGTCGGCGAGGCAACCCACTATGACTGGATCGCCGGCGACCCGGAATATGCAGTAGCCTTTGCGACAGCCAAGCGGCGGTTCATCGACTCCCTGAGATACGAGGCCACGATACGTGCACGGGATGGGCTGCGTATTTACAAGTTTTACAAGGGCAAGCCGATCAAGCATCCCGTTACGAAGGAACCGTATTACGAACTCGCCAAGAGTGACCAGATGCTGCTCACGCAACTGAAGGCCTATTGCCCCGAGGACTACTCCGACAAGCACGTCGTGAAACACGAGGGGCCGGAGGAAGAGTTCGACTACGACGCGATCCCAATCGGGCCGGGCGAACCGGAGGAGGCCTTTGCCGACTTCCTCGAAAAGCTCAAGAAGATCGGCGTCGACCGCGTAAAGATGCGGCAGGTGACGACGCTTTCAATTCAGCAGCGGGCGGAAGAGATCAAGAGGCAGGCGGGCAATGGAAACCTTAGAAGTCAATAATCCGGCCGACTTGCTTACGCGTTTCGGCGATCTCAGAGAGGAGCCGCGGAAGATCCGTTCGGCCAGCAGCCGGGCGGGCTGGAATTATTTTGCGTGGAAGCCAAGGGGCGACCATCCGGAGCGATTCGACGAGCAGTACGCCTACGTGAATTCAAAGGACCTGGTCTCCATCGCACTGGGAGGAAACGCCTGCTTGGCCGGAGAGACGATGGTTTACGATCCGGTTGCAAAGAAAAGCCTGCGGTTGGATTCAATTACGCAACCGTTCCATGTTCGGAGTCGCAATCTCATCACTGGGCAAGTCGAGGCGGGGATCGCGTCTCCTCCGTTCAAAAAGGGGATTGCGAAGTTGTTCCGGGTGACCCTTTCTAACGGCGAATCATTTACAGCGACCGAGAAGCACCGCGTTTTGGATTCCCGCGGAACTTGGCTTCGAGTTGAGCAGCTTCGCGTCGGATCGCGTCTGTTATGGGCGGAAGGACGCGACGGCATTTCTTCCTACGGGGAACGCCAGCTTGATTCAGAATCTCGGTCACAGTCCTTGATCCTCGATCGAGCAATTGAGCGATTTGCTTGCAAGAAAGGCCGTCCTCAACAAACCACTTCTTCATTAACTCCACGGGCCATGCAAGCGGCGTATTCGATGGTTTCCAGTGCTTCGGACGCTTGCGACCAGTATTCAGCACACGTGCCTTCTGAATGGCAGCCGCAATCTTCTTTCTGCCGGATGGCGTCCATTCCGGTGCCTGACCTTTCAGTGTCCCGGCCAGGTGGACAGCATTCGTGTCGTAAACCATCAAATTGGCCGGATCGTTGTTTGCCGGATCATCGTCAATATGGTGAACGACTTCGCTCGGTTTCAGATAACGCCCGAGGGTTCTCTCTGCAATCAGTCGATGCTCTCTCACGTAACCGCCCGAGTTTGCCGCTGGATGGCCATCGCACTTCACGAGAATGTATCCCGCCTTGTCCACGATTCGGCCCCCTATCCAGTTTCCGTTCCGATTGCCAACAGCCCCGGTCTTCCGCATCGCAAAGCCAGCTCGCTTGCACACCTTGTTTACAATCTTCTGTCCCGGACGGTATGGCTTCCCGAGGTTCTCGATCCAATAATCCCGCCATTCCGCTGAGCACAAGAGATCGGCAATTTCCTGAAGAGTCATTTGATCTTGCTCGTACCACTCACGCATCGCAACTATCGGCCAGGGGAAAGGCTTTTTCATGTGGGAAATCCCTAAAGGAGGAAAAGAATCGTCATTGCCTCCATGTTACCGCCGTTGAGTTTGTTAGGCAAGATGCCTTTTATGACATCACCGTATTTCCCCACCATAACTATGAAGTAGCCGGCGTGATCCACCACAATTCCGGCAAGACGAGCGCCAGCGCGTTGAAGTGTGCGAAGTTCCTCTTGAACACGCGGCCGCCGAGGCCAGACACCCCGTTTTGGATCATTAGCGAGCAGTATTACCAGGCGTGCAGCGTCTGCTGGAAAGAGAAGCTTTGCGACCAACACTTCCTGCCGCCCTGTAACGTGGACTGGCCGAGGATTCAGTGGTACCGGCCGCAATTGCAGTGGCCGTTCATCGTGCCGCTGAAACCCGACGTCTACGGCAACAACTGGATGCTCGAGTTCAAGAGCTTTGGCCAAGGAAGAGCGGCGATGCAGGCCCGATCGATCGGCGGATTCTGGTTCTCGGAGCAGTTCCCCTGGGAGCTGTTCATCGAGACCCTCCGCGGCTGCCGCGATTATATGTTTCCTGGCGGCCAGTTCGCGGAATTCACCCCGGTGGATCCCGAGTTGTGCATTGCCATCGAGCGGCAGCTCGATCATCCGCCCCATGGTTGGCGGTTTTACCGCTTGAACGTGGATGAGAACCGGCAGAATCTGGCCGGCGAGTGGTACGATTCCTTCTTCGCCTCCGTCCCGGACGAGATGATGGCCACGCGGAAGACCGGTGCCCTGGCGACCTTCGAGGGGGTCATCTATCAGAGCTTCAATCCGCAAGTGCACGTCGTCAGCACCGCGGATCGCGATCCTGATAAGCGTGCGATCGCACTCAAGCCCTGGCTGCCAGGCGTGTTTCATCATCGGGGAATCGACTGGGGCGCTTCGATGGAGCATCCCTTCGTCTGCACGTGGGCCTGCGTCGATGGGACCGGCGAATGGCTGACCTACGACGAGTACTGGTGCAATCAGCAGGACAAGACCACGTTCGACCACGCGGTCGAGGTTGTGGCCAGGTCGTGCGCCTGGGGCTGGCCGGAGCCGACATTCTTCCGCCAGGTGGACGCCGATCAGTCCCTCCCCATGGATTCGACTGGCGGCCGCAACGCCCAGGCGATGAAGAAGCTAAGGCGGGCGTTCGTCGATTCCGTTCGCGCCCGGGTCAAGGAGCTGCTCTTGACTGGTGCCTTTCGCCCGCCGACCGGAGACCGAGGCCTCGGGGTGTTCGGGGATTCGTTTGCCGACCCGTCGAGGCCGGGCGAGATCAACGCCTTCAACGAGTGGGGCATCACCACGTCGATGGCCTCCAACGCGATCTTCAAGGGCATCGACTGCATGCGTGCCCTGCTCAAGATCAACCCGAACAGTTACCGGGCGAGGCACTACTTCGACAAGCGGTGCGTGAAGTTGATCGAGGAAACAAGGAAGTACCGCTGGAGCAAGAAGCGGCCCAACCTGCTTTGGACGACGTCGTTGCCCAAGCCGACGCCTTTGAAGAAGGACGATGACACATGCTTCCCGGCCGGTCAAACGGTTGATACCCCTCGCGGCCCAATTCCGATCGAGCGGATTCTGCCGGGAGACCCGGTTTTTTCTCATCTGGGCATTGCGACAGTGGTAAAAAACTGGACAATAAAAGAGTCCAAGTTGGTTGCCGTTCACCTTGCCGATGGTCGGAGGTTTGTGTGTACTCCGGACCACAAGATTGGCGTTGCTGGTGGCGGATGGGTAGAGGCTGAAAACTCGCTTGGCATCACCGTCGATTGCAGGAAGGGCGAACCGTGCAAATCGTCTGCAAGAACTCAAGATCTGGGAAACGAGTCGAAATCGTTCAATACGGCGGCTTCTCGTGGCGACGATATCCCGATGCCTCGGGGGCATCAGACCGAACGTATTTCCGAAGGTTCGAGCGTCGCAACGGCAAGTTCAAGACTTTTTGGCTGCACAAGCAAGTTTGGATCGACCACAACGGCCCGATCCCACCCGGCAAAGAGATCCACCACAAGGACGAAAACGCAGCCAATAACGACATCGGCAATCTCGTCCTTACAACGCCAGTGCAGCACCGCAAGATTCACGAATCCCACATTCGATTGGCACAGCAAGCCGCTCCCCAGTGGCACGCAAGCGATGATGGCCACGATTGGCATGTTGAGCACGGCAGGCGGTGCTGGGACGACAAAGAACTGCGAACCGAAATCTGCCAGCAATGCGGCAAGCAGTATCGCACAAGGCACGTTGGCAACGGAAAATTCTGTTCCAACAAGTGCAAGAGCGCGGCCCGGCGTGATGCACAGATCGATATGGTTGAACGGACCTGCGAGCATTGCGGAACTGTATTCTCCATCAATCGGTACCAAAAGACGAAAACTTGCTCGCGTAAATGTGCAGCCCTTATGCGTTGGGCGCATCGAGCGGCTGTCTGAAGTTGCCCCCGTCTATAACCTCGCAACCACCGATGGCAGTTTCTTTGTCAACGGTGTCTTAGTGTCAAACTGTGACGCTGATCGCTACTGCATCTACAGCGTCGAGCTGCGGAATGGGCTGCGGCCGTCGAGCACGACCAGCAGCCGTGACCCGGACCAGATGCGGCGGGACGTTCCGCTGGACCGGATGGGGAACGGGTACCGGGTCAAGTCGAACGACGCCATGGCCAGCGGATTCTTCAAACCGATGGGGAAGTAGCAATGATTATCTTCAAGTCAGACGGATCAAAGTGGTGGTTGGACGACGATGCCAACGAGCACCCGTATCGCTGGTACCATGGCGTCAGAGATTCCGTTCTGCACTGGTGGTATTCTCGACCATGGCGACGCCGGCAGAAAGAGTTCATCAAGACCGGAACGCGGTATTACGGCGATGGCGGGACGATCCATTTCACAACTCATGTGGACGTGGAGATCGCTCCGACAGGCCAAGTCGTCGCCGTCTGGTTTCGCTGCCAACATCTCCCGTTCAAGATGCGGAAAATCGACGAACGGCGGGCCGCGGAGATGCGCGAGATGTACACCGACTTCAAGTCGGAACTGCACGGGGTGGAAATTAAGGATGCAAGTCGAATTCGAGATTGACCAGGCGATCCGCTACTTGAGCGGCGAGACGAAAGGCGAGGTGGTTCTCGCCTACGATCCGAAACTGCCGGAGGGAATGCGGTGGTTTGTTGAGTGCGAGTTCTGCGCCCGGCGGTACCCGGTGCCCGACACGCATTCGGGAACGGCGGCGAGGGCCTTGACCCTTGCCGTCTATAAATGGCAGAATCGGCACGAGTTCAGGCCCTTCATGGGCCTTTGGGAACGACCTGTACCAGGACTGAACGGACAACAAGGAGGATCATAAATGCGTTTGAACGATCTCATCAACCAGTGGAGATATCTGGCGAAGAATCCCAATCCGCCGACGTTTCACGACCTGCTCTGCCTGGCGGAATCGATCCAGGAGGAGCTGGAGAGGATGTCGCCGGTGAAGGATAACACCGGCACCGCCGAACAGTGGCACCACGGCGACGCGGCCTGGGACAAAAAGCACCAGGCGGATGCGGCCAAAGCCTGAAAGGAGAACCGTATGTTTAGCTGGGCGGTTAAACTGCGAATACTATGAGCAACCTGCCGAATTCACCGCTGTTCTCAAATGCCTCGCGGGAGATCCAGCACGCAGCGCGCCGGGCGTTCGACGAGTCGGACCTCGGGCGCCTTGCCAGCCAGGCCCGGCGGTTGATCGGTTCGCGTGCCGACCAGGCGCGCACCAGACAGCAGATGGGCGACCTGCTGCGTGACCACCGCAATTTCACGCCTGAGCGAGCCGTGCGGCAGTTGATGGGGGCCGACTTCGGCACGATCGTCCACGAGATTCAGCGGTACGCCCAGCGCGGGATCGGCAGCCGGCTTCTCGGCCAGTTCCTGGAATCGCTGGGTCCCGCCGGCAGCATGATCAGGGCCTTGGTGGGCGGACTGACGGGCGGCCGAGCTCGCGGGCAGGCCCTCGCACGGCAGCTCAGCACGGCGGCGGACATGCTGCGGGCCTTCGGCTTTGAGATCCTCCCACCGGGCGGCCGGCGGGGTGTGAGCCTGGGCGACGTCAACCGGAGCACGTCTGCGGCACGTGAATACCTTGAATCGCTCGGCTACCAAGTGACGACTCCCGAGGACCTCGCGGAGGCCAGGCGGCACGGCGTCAGTGCCCTCCCGGGCCCGACGGGCGGCGAATATCACGTTGATCTTCCCTTCGGCACGACGACGCGTCGTTTCCTGGCTTCGCACCCGATCGCCACGGGCGAAATGGTCCGGGCGGCCGGTTCCAGCAACGTCTGGGCATTCGGATACCTCTTCAACGAGGGGGCCTTGTACGTCCGATTTGCAAACAAGAGCAGCGACGGCCACCCGACGGGCCCCGGTCCTCTGTACCGGTACCAGGGCGTCACGCCTGACCAGTTCCTGTCGATGCTCAACGCCGGCAGCAAGGGCAGTTGGGTCTGGGACAACCTGCGCATCCGCGGCACGATCAGCGGGCACCAGAAGGACTACGATCTGGTAGGCATAATGCCGACGGCAGAGTATCCCGAGGGCTATATCCCGAGGAAGGCGACGGTCGAGCCGGTGATGGAGTATTACGGTGTCCGCGGTCAGCCGCTGGTGAGGCCGAGGAAGATCGGCAACCGTGAGATCTTCGTGCAGCGGGAAGTGCAGACGACCCGTGGAAACTGGCTGCGGAGTCAGTTGACCAGCACGCGAGGCCCAATCGGACCGACGGGACCAGGCGGACCGGGCAGCCCAAGAGGAGGGCGCTGACATGGTGGAACCGTGCTTGTTCTTGGGCGGACCGAAGGATGGCGAAGTCTTGGACGTCAACGTGGAGAAGCATCATTTCTTGCAGGTCCCGGAGTGGGACGAAAAGGCGATGGTATATGACCCCAGTCCTGACTTTTTTCGGAAGGTAGTCCCGATGGTCACGACTCGCACATACCGGGCCGTTCTATATCGCTGCCGATCGTTTGACTTCATCGTATACATCCTGGATGGCCAACCGGCGGACCTCGCGGAGCGACGAGGCGAGACGGTCATCTTCTCGGAGCTGCCGGATTGGATCACGCAGCGTCGGATGGCTGTCGCAAAGGGCCTTTACCTCGCCTGGCTGGCCTTCGAGTACTCGATCGACAGCGTAGCGAGATACCACGGGCTGAAATGAAATGATCGAGTTCCTAAGACCATCGACACGAGTGTACATAGGCCCGGATTACGAGACGCCGGCCGTGATCACGCAGGTTGGCATCCGGGGCTGCGGCTGTCCGGTTTACACCGTGGACTGGTGGGAGGATGGCTCGCTTCACAGCCAGTACATGGAGCGGTTCCAGTTTTCTGTTGTGCAGGAAACGGCGGACCGGGACCACGGCGTTATTGAGACGGAAATAGAGTAGCGAACACCTTGGGCGGTGGATTCAACAGCAGCAAAGAAAAACAGCCGATCAGTCACGGAAAGTTCGATGCACTCAGGCACGACCAGATCATTGATCATGCATGCTTCAATGGGGCCGCGGCTGATCGACCGTTGAAGACCTATTCTACCGGGCGGCAGAAAGCGATGCAACAGTGGCAACTCTTACAAATATCTCCGGTCCGAACAACGACCTGCGCCCGGCTAGCGTTCTCAAGAATATCTCCGTGTCGGGACGTGCTCACGACCCGGCATTGAACATCCCAGGAATGCCCCCGAATATGGGGGAGTTCGCCATTCCCCAGGTGGTCACATTTCAAAGCATCGCGGCCTCCGTCGCACGCGTGCACCGAATCTGGGACGAAGCGATGAAGGCGAGCATGGAGAATGCTCGATTCATGATCAACGACTTAACGGTCAGCGAGTGCATCGAGCAGCGACAGCGGTCCTGTGCCTTGCTCAACTGGCACCTCGAGGTTGACAATCCGCGCGATACCCGGCAACGCGAGCTGAGCGAGAACCTCACGAAGATCGTCGAGAACATCCCCTACTTCGTGAAGTTCCGCGAGTCGCTCTTGGAGGCGATCTGGCTGGGCAAGTCCGTCGTGCAGTGGCGATACGGCGCCGACCAGATCTACGGGGTGAAGCCCTCGCCGGGCAAGTACGCATCGTTCGTTATTCCCGAATGGCTGCCCATCCACGGCGACAAGATCGTCTTTCGCTACGACGATGGCAGCAAGCGGTGGGACCCGCACCAGATCGGCATCCGGGTGGGCGCCGGCTACGGCCTCGGCGACACCTTCCGCCAAAAAGCCCTCGGGCTCGGCGAGCAAGGCGCCGACATCACCAGGAAGATCGAAACGACCGATTACGGCCTGGCGTACTTCCTCGAGCCGTTCGAGCACCAGAACCTGGCAGTGCACAAGCACCTGATTCGCGATGGCGAGTTCGAGGACGTGCAGAGCACCGGCAAGATCCACGGCATCGGCATCAGGAGCCGGATCTACTGGGCCTGGTACCAGAAGCAGGAATGCCTGGCGTTCATGATCGAGTTCCTCGAGCGGTCCGCGCTCGGTCTGGAAATCTGGTACTACCCGTGGGGAAACCCGGACGCGGAGGCACAGACCCGCACGGCAGCGCAGGAACGGATCGGCCAGGGCCGGAACATCGTGCTCATGCCGCGCCCAGTTGACGAGAACACTGGCAGCTCGCCCTTCGGAGTCGAGAAGCTCGAACCGGGCATGGCCGGATTGAATGCCCTGCAAGACGTCGTGCAGAACTACTTCGGCGCGCAGATCAAGCGATACATCCTCGGCCAGACGCTGACCACCGAGGCACAGGCGACCGGCCTGGGCAGCAACCTGGCGACGATTCACCTGGATACCTACCTCCAGATCGTGAAGTACGACGCCGTCAACCTCGAGGAGACGCTGACGAAGCAGCTCGTGGACCGCCTGAAGGTCAGGAACTACCCGGAACTGCGGAGCATCCCCGTGCGGTTCAAGATCGACACGGAATCGGCCGACGCCGAGAGCAAGCTGCAAGCGATCCAGGCCGCTTACGAAATGGGCCTCAAGATTCGTGCACAGGACGTCATGGACCTGATCGGCATCGCCAAGCCCGAGAAGGACGACGAGGCCCTCATCAACCCGGCGATCGAGCAGGCCAAGCAGCAGATCGAACAGGGCAAGCAGCAAATGCAGATGCAGGCCCAGCAGATGGAGATGCAGGCCCAGCAGGCGGCGATGGGAATGCAGGCCCCGGCACAGGTGCAGGGCGGCCTCGGTGAGGAAGAGCCGGCAGAGGCACAGGAGCCGGAAGGGCAGAACTACGCCGGGACCGGGACGACGACGACCGAAGAGCCGGCACAGTTCTCGCTCAGCGAGGCGAACAAGGAGAACTGCGAGCCGGAGCAGGTCGAGGCCACGAAGTACTCGGCCCAGCCCAGCGACCGCATCTCGAAGCGGAAGGCGGAAGAGATGCTGAAGAACCCGCCGCACGGGAAAGCGCTGACTACCGCTCAACACAACATGCTGGAGGCGGCAGCGCACAAGTACGAGGCCGGCATGGTCGAGTCGAACGCCCCGTCCTTCGGCGAGGAAGGCGAGCCGGCAGGCCCCGAGCGGTATGGCAGGCGATATGCCGCCGATGGTAATATGGAAGGCATGGACGAGCCCCAAGGGGGCGGTCGCACATCGCCGCAGAAGCCAGAAACCCCAGCGACCGGCGGCAAAGAAGAGTCCCTAACTGCAAAGGAATTTGCCGCTCGCAATCCTCCTTCGCAAGGGCATTCGTACGTCTATAGGGTTCAACCAGCGGGGAAAGGCATCATCGGCCACCGTTCAATGACGAGTGCGGATGAGCCCGATCTACGTGGAATCCACGTCTATGGAAGTCTCAACGAGGCACGAGAAGCTCCTAAGTCGTGGATGAAGCAAAAATGGATCCCGGAATTGCTGACGCTTCGTGTCCCCAATAAAGCCGTAAAGGACAACGGCGACTATGAGGGATATGTCATCAAGCCAGAGCACGCTGAAGTCGTCCATCGGCAGCCGTTCAAGTCCTGGAATCATTTCCTATCTGACTCATCTTTTAACCCGCCTGCCTCCGATCGCGGAGGCCCACCGTCTCGGTATTCCCTCTCCGAGCACCGCCAGAAGGTCAGCGCGGCCGCTGAAGCCACGCACACGGACCCGAGCAAGGCCCAGATCGAGGCCGGGAACTACCGCAAGGGTTCGGTACGCCTGCACGGCATGACGATCCGGATTGAGAATCCCAAGGGGACGGTGCGGCACTTCAAAAGCGGCGACAGCCCGGAACTTCCTGCCCACTACGGATACATACAGCGCGTCGACGTTGGCGACACGAGTATGCGCCCCCGAGGACGGGACAAAGAGCACGTTGATTGCTGGATCGCTGGATATCCCGACAGCGAGATCGTCTTCGTGATCGACCAGGAAACAGCCGGAGGACGCTTCGATGAGCATAAGGTGGTCCTGGCCGCGAGAAGCAAAGAACAGGCCAGATCGCTATACCTTGCCGCTTATCCTCCTGGATGGCGCTGTGGGCCGATCACCGCCATGACGATGGAGCAGTTCAAACGCTGGCTGATCGGAGGCGACAAGACGAGGCGGCTGGCGCCGCAGGTGACCGCCAAGTACGCCGGCAAGGAAGACGAGTCCTGGCACAAAGATCCGGAGGCCAAGGAACAGGCCGAGGCTCGCGATAAGCCCAAGGCCCCGGCCTGGGTCCTCGCCCGCATCAAGCACGACGTGGAACGCCTGGCCATCGTCCCGGACGAACACCGCATTATCGGCGTGGTGATGGGCCGTATCGTCAAGGTCATGAACTTCGACAAGTTCAAGGCCAAGGACAACATGAACATCGTCGAAGGTGCCAATCACCAGCGGTATCCCCATATCGTTCCCGACGGAGAAGTGTGGGTCGACGAGAACCTCGAGGTCCACGAATGGAAGCCGGTTGCCGAACACGAGGTTACGGAGGACTACGAAATGTCGGAGATGGGCCTGGGCTATGACGAGGCCCACGACGACGCCGACGAGGAGGAGCATGAGCTCCGCGACCCAGGCGAACCGGAGCGGCACGTCGACGAGGAAGCGCCGAAGCCCAGCAAGTACGC